TAGATCTAAAGCCACTGGTTATTTTCATATCTGGATATTTGGCTTTAATAGGATCTAAACAATTAACTACTAGTTGTTTTAAATTATAAACAATTTGCTGTTCTGTTAATCCTCGTTGCGCTGTTAAACCGCCATCTTGTAACATATCCCCAAGTGTAAATATTCTATTTTCTTTTTTGGATAATATAAATGATCTTGGAAAATATTTAAATTGTCTTATTTCGTTAAGATCCGAATTTACAATTAATTCGGGATTGCCCGTACTACTAGAATTTTGAGAAGTTGAATCTGTAGTGGAAATTTTAGTCCTCATTTTGCTATTAATTAATCCAGATTTTTCTAATAGCTGTTGATATGTGCTAGCATTATCTTCATTAGAATCAAATAAGTAATTAGACTTGGCTAATATTTCTCTTGGCAATACTGGTACTTCAGTATTATCCGGAGTTTTACTAGATGGTCTTGGTAATACTGCGTATGCAATTTCTCTTACTCTATTGGCACCCATTTTAGTTTTAACTATTGCTGCATCTAATAATAATGCCAATCCACCTTTTATACTAAATGTACCTGTTGTTCCCGACTCCATAGAAATATCGCCAGATGCTTTTTGTGTCATAGAACCACCTTTAGCATACAGATTAATATCTTTACCCTGTATATTAAAGTCTCCATTCGTAACCATCGTAATACTTTTATCGGCGGATACAATAAAATTTTCAGCAACAACAGATGCGGTTCCTGCTGTAGCAACAGATGTTTTACCGTGCCCAACTACAGATAAATCGCCATCCACTTCTATCTTTGCATCATCCTTGACAAAAATATTGGTTTGCCCTTCAACGGTTAAATTGTGGGCACCTTTAATATATGTAAAATTATTTCTATCTAATATCTCATAATTATCGCCAACGGTTTTTCTAACCATTGTACCATTAACATCTACCTCTATATAAGTTCCGCTTTTATGAAATACTTGTATTCTTTCTGCGCCCGGAGTACTATCTAATTCTATTACGTGTCCCGCTTCTGTTTCTATAACCTGATTGTACGGATATACTGCACCATACGCAGATGAAGGTTCATCCCATGTCTTAGGAGTTCCTGTAATTGGGATTTTATCTATTCTTTTATTTTCTTTTATTAAAAGAGACAGGTGAGACGTATCACCTACTGCTAATTTATTAATATCACTAACATTTGCATATTCTATTTTAGGATATTTTTTATTTGGATCTTGGAACCCTTGCAATTTTCTTAGTTCATCGTTATTTAATACATTTGAATTATCATTGACCGATGGCAAATAATTACCTGCACTATCTAAAGATTTTACAAAATCAGTTTCTATTCCACCCAAAGCACTATTTCCTAGTACAAAATAATCTTTAGCTCTTACTCCTGTTTCAGTTTTCTTATTTAATTTGTCCGCATTATTAACACCCATGACATGAGCAACAGTTAATAATCCCGCAACGTTTCTATAATTATCCGTTTCTGTTATTTTTTCTAGTCGTATTAAAGTATTATAATGTTCTTTAATAGAAGCAAACATAGCTATTTCTTGTTCGTTCTCATTTGCTAAAAACATTGCCTTTGTTTTTATGCCGTTTTGCCCGGTCCAATTTTCTGCAAAATTTGCCCATTCTTCGGGGATAGAATCTTCTCGTTGTCTATTAATATATCCCAATTCCATTAATCTAGAAACACTAATTTGATATTTGCCTAAATTGCCTGTAGTGCTTTCTGTACTAATATTATTATTAGATAAAGATACTGCAATAGCTTTAAATAATATTTCTATATCATTCACACTTAAAGGCGGTAGTGCAGTTATTCCGCTCGTCGTATTTGTAGGTACAACAATAGGATTATTATTTTCGTCTCGAATTACCTTTCCATCCGATGCTTTAAAAAAACCAACTTCTATTTCTTGTTGAGCTAATTTTTTAACGGCATCTGCAGAAGTAATAGGTTTGCCTGCAATAGTTCCTAATATTAAAGGTCTCTGCGCCTCTTCACCATCTAAGAACCATCCCATAACCCATGTACCAGGAACGATACCTACAGGGGTATGTCCTAAACCAGAAGTTGCTGCCGATGTAATAGATTGTAAAGGAATAGCCCATGGTAAATCTGATGTAGGTAATAAATTTGTATCTGCAGTATGATACCCAAATATTCGTACTCTACATCTACCTAATTTTTCAGGATCGTCTCTATCCTCTACGACACCTGTCCACCACGTGAAAGAATTATCTATTATCATGAGGATATCCCATCATATGCTTTTTTCGAGAATGAATCTTTTGTAATTGTTAATGTTGTGAAATGTGATTTAGGATTTATCTTATGAGCAACGTCTGTTATTAGATAATATCCAGAATATAAAGGATCTGATTCGTAACTGGTTCTATCCTCATTGCCAAGCGGACCCGGAGTTTTCTTTGGAATTTTAATTTTTATAACTGTCCCCGCTTCTATGTCTGTTCTTCCGGGTATTACAATTTGCATTTTAAAATTTCCTAATTCCACTAAGCTGGCTCGTCTCTTTCCAAAAATATACTTTGTTACTTCGTCAAAATTATTTTCTATTTTTGAATGCAACTTTGGCGTACTATAATTAACTCGTATATGCGACTTTGGATTTCTTGTAATATTTTTATAAGCTAATGGAATAGAAGTTCCTTCACTTAAATGGGGATAATCTTCAAATCTATCTATATGGTCATAATCATTTTCGTTATATTGTTTATTATATAAATCAATATCCAACAATCTATTAGATAGATATCCTGTCATAGTATTTTCCAATTGATCAAAAGATTTCTCAATAATCATAGATTTTATAGCAAACATTGCTAATGGTCTTTCATCTATAGATAATGTATTGATATATGATTCAGAGTAAACATACTCACCTAAAGACACTTCTTCCAAATTATTGAATAATGTATTCGTGCTACCAAAATAAAATCCTTTTGTTGTTTCCCAGAATAAGAAATTTGCAGAAGTTTTATTTTGTGGGACAGACTTACTAGCAATCCAATTAATACATTGTATAGGAGTCCATCCTGGGCTTACAAACTTTATTTTATTTGTAGGATTGTCTAATATAGTCAAAGGATTTTTAGTCTCATCTAAATTTTTACTTAAAGAAACATTTCTATCAGCTTGTAAATAATCTTCATATATTCTTGTAATTATTTGAGATGGGGTACCTTCAAAAGCTCGATATATAGGATTGTTTAAATCATTAAATGTTTCTGTTGTTGTAAAATTTAAATGGTATATTAATTTGCTGGCATCATCGCCATAAATTTTATCAGATATTGCATATATTCTGAATGTTTTATATATGCTAAATTTATCCTCCATGCCCGGTGTTTTAATATTCATGAATAACAATTCTTCACCCATTAATGGCATCATGGATATTAAATTAGTACTATCAGCCAAAGTTATTGTCCCAGATACAGAACCACTAAACAAACTTTCATAAATGTTTATTTCTACTAGGTAATCTAATAAATTAACATATGTTCCCTTCGGCGAAGACAACAAAACAATATTTTTTATTTCTACCTGGCCGGGATTTTGAAGAAATTGAGATTCTAGCATTATGTGCTTGCTATATTATTAAAACTTAATAAAACATCTTGAACTACAGAAGATTTTAAAATTTTGATACGTCTGTAAGTTTCGTTTTTTGTTTGTTCTACTTCAAAATTACTTTGATATTCAGTGCCAACTATTGTGTCTCTATAAGAAATTGGAATATTGATTCCGCCATCGTCTACGCCTTCCAGTATTAATCTTTTAGGTTTTTTGTGAGTGGATTCCTGTAACAAAATAAAATATGTTTCTATTTGATAGCCTGCAGGATTAACGGCTCTATTAACAGTAAATATATCTTTTTCTGTTCCGTATTTACTCTCAACTCTTTTTATTAATTCTGCTTCTGACACAGGCCATTCAAATCTAGGATCTATAATATTATTGGTCATTAGTACTAGCCAATGTAAATCCTGAGTTCCATAAAATCTATAAGAAATTTCTTCAGGGGTTTCTCCATCCATAATATCATAAAGATCAAAATAAGAATTATTTTCTTGAAATTCTTTAGAAAGAATAATTCTTTTAAAAATATCAGTAACAACTTGATTAGTTTCTTCGTCGTCTAAAGTATACGAAATTTTAGGAAACAGATCAAAAAGTTTAGTAGCCATTTTTTACTCTTTCTGAGGTCATTTGTTCTAATTCTCGGAACGTTAATGTCAATCCTATTTCGACAGGCGACCCATCAGAATGTGTTGAAAATTGCTCTCCGCCATATTCTACAGACATATCTGTTAGTGCACATCTTGCAAGTTTGTGTAGATATGGATTAGCCTTATCTCCGTACATATATTCTATATCAAATTCCGAAGGATAAAGATAGAACAATTTTTGTTCGGATAATTGAGGGTGCATGTGTATTTTAAATGTGTCGATAATAGATTTAATCTTTTCAGACTCATTAAAACTTTTTGGAAAAAATCTATATCTAAAATTGAATGTTCTATAATCAACGGATTCAAATAAAACTTCTCTAAAAGGATTAGTTCTTTCTCTGGTAGCGAGTTCTGTTATATTGTTTAATACAGGTACCTTTAACAAGGATCTTATGAATCTTGCCTGCATTTCTGGCAAAGCTCCCTTCAAATTCCCTGCAGTAGCTGCCGCAGATCCTTCAACTAATAGACCTGTTAAAAGTCCCATATCTGTATCTGCGTAATTGACTCCGTATTTAACAGATGGTCTTTCCTCAATATGCAGAGTGATTACGTCTTTTAATCTAGAAGTGCTTCCTGAAGTAAAAGACGGCAAATTTAAATTTTTTGTCGCTTCTGCGAAAACTCTCGCGGTAGTTCCAACCAAAACCGAAGCTGTAACAGCATCCTTAATCTTAGAACCTGTACCTATTTTGGTTATAAAGGTAATTGCACCTGCGAGTTTACCCGCATTTTCTCGAACGACCGGTATTGTAGATGCCAACGCATCCTGTGATAATTTAGAGCCACTGTTGTTTAGTAAATTTACTCTATCTTGTTCTTTTTTATCCACGTAATTAGTATCACCGGCGGCCGATGATGTATATGAAGAAGATGGTTTATTTCCAACTATCGATTTATCTCTTGTATTAATATAGAAAGCAACCCAATGCTGCAAATCTGGGTTTTGTCGCAATCCTTCTGGATATTCTAGAGTACCAATACGATACTCACTTAGATAACTATTTTGATTTTGAAACTCCAGCTCGCCATTTTCTGATCTATCTTGATCTCTTCTGTCCCGGATATTAGCCATCGTTTTCTTTATAAATATTGTTGAATCATTATTATTTATATTAGATGTTGTACACCAAAACCTACAAGGGCAAGTTTAGGGCCAAGAATCCTGCAAAATATCACGGCGATATTAACAATATAGTATATCGTTCGTTGTGGGAGCTGCGATTTATGAAGTGGTGCGATCTAAATTCGTCGGTTCAGGAGTGGGGCTCTGAAACCGTAATTGTTCCATACATATCCCCTGTTGATAGAAAAGTGCATCGGTACTTTGTAGATTTTTACATCAAAATTAAGAACAAAACTGGTGCTACTCAAAAATACTTGATAGAAATAAAGCCTGAAAGATTCACTAAACCGCCAGCAATTCCCGCAAGGAAAACTAAAAGGTTTATAGATGAAGTATTCCAATATGGCGTAAATGAAGCTAAATGGAAAGCAGCATTCGAATTCTGTCAGGATAGAAACATGAAGTTCATGGTGTTAACCGAAAAAGATTTAGGATTAGTAGATGGCGGATAATATATTCCAACAAGTTAATATGAATGCCGGGGATGCTCGGAAATCATACCAATGGTACAGAGATCAAGTTAGAAACTTAGGATCCAACCTTTCGGGTATACAATTAATTAGAAATGAAAAACTATCTTCTAGAATAGTTCCGGGCAATATGTACCTTTTTATGTACGATCCTAAATATAAAGAGACATTGCCCTATTATGATGCGGTTCCTCTAGTTTTGCCTTTCAGAACTGTACCTGACGGGTTCCTAGGTATCAACCTACACTATTTACCATACTTAGCTAGATTTAGATTATTAGGAGAGCTGAGTAAACTTACTACAGATAAAAAAATAACAGAAAAAACTAGAATTGAAATTTCTTGGCAAATACTAAATAGTTCATCTAAGTATTTGGCAGCAACCGCTTGTGTAAAGCATTATTTAAATGATCACTTAAGATCCAGATTTTTAAAGATAAATTATAACGATTGGATTACTGCATCCATGTTGCCTGTTGAGAGTTTTAGAAAAGTGAAAAAAGAAAAAGTCTGGCAAGAAACTAAAAAGAAAAACGGGTACTATTAATGGCAATTCACTCATTGGATAAATTTAAAGCAGAAGTTAGAACTAGAGGTTTAGCTAAACCAAATAGATTTGAGGTTAACATTCTTGTTCCTCCGTCTATAGCTTCCTCCGAGTTAGGTCCATATAGTTTAACATCTGAAAATTCTCGTCTTGTTAGTTTATTTTGTGAATCTGCGAATCTTCCAACACAGACAATAAATGTAAAACAACAAAGAATTATTGGTCCTGCATATCAAAGACCAGTTGGTACTGATTATGGTGGAGAAGGAATATCTATGACGTTCCTTGTAGATCAACAAATGGAAGTAAAGGCATTCTTTGACTCTTGGATGGCTAAGATTGTAAACCCGAATCAATACTATGTTAGTTATCAATCCGAATATGCTGCATCTATAAAAATAGATCAATTAGATGAAAAGAATAATATTACATATGCAGTGGAATTGATAGAAGCGTTCCCAAGGTCTGTTGCTATGATGGAATTAAATAATAGCACGCAAAATCAAGTACATAAATTAAATGTAACATTTGCTTATAGAAAATGGATAGCTGCAAAAATGTCGAGCGGTATTATTTTGCCGGGAAGCAATAATAGAAGACCGGTAACAACAATTCTAACTCAACAAGAACGAAATGAATTTAACAACGGTTTGTCTAGAAGAGGACCGCTTACATCTGAAGAAAGAAAAGCCTGGAATTCGGGCAAATAACTGAAAAGGATATACAATGGCATTGCCTAAATTAGAAACCCCAACATATGAATTGACTTTACCCTCATCCGGAGAAAAGATAAAGTATCGACCATTCCTAGTTAGAGAATATAAAATTCTTTTAACAGCTTTGGAATCGGATAATGAAGAGATTCAACGAGTAATAACTGAATTAGTAGATATATGCACGTTCAATAAATTGAATATGGAAGAAGTAGCAAACTTTGATGTAGAATATATCTTCCTTAATATGAGAGCAAAGTCAATAGGTGAAACTGCGAATCTATCTTTACAATGTAATAATTGCGAAAATAAAATTAACTTTGACTTAGATATAACAAAGGCAGAAGTTAAAAAAGATAAAGATCATTCATCAAAACTTAATATCACAGATAAGATCATGATTGAAATGCGGTATCCTAAATTTGAAGAGATGCTCGAAATTTATCAAAACTTTAAATCTGATAAGATTGTAGATTTGTTGTGTAAATGTATTAAAGCAATTTATACCGAAGAGAAAATATACGACGATTATACTACAGAGGAATTGACAGAGTTTGTTAATGGATTCTCCAAAGCACAATTTGGAATGTTAGAAAACTTCTTTGTAACTATGCCAAAAGTAGTACAACACGTTGAACAGGATTGTCCTTCGTGTGGTGCTCACAATGAATTGACGCTTGAGGGATTACAGAATTTTTTCGTCTAACTCTTTCCCATGAAGGACTTCTTAACTATTTTCAGTTAAACTTTTCATTGATGCAGCATCATCATTATTCTTTAACCGAAATAGAAAATATGATTCCATGGGAAAGAGATATTTACGTTACTATGTTAATTAATCATGTTAGTGAAGAAAATGAAAAACTTAAACAAAAACAACTAAAGAGCGGTAAATAAAAATGGCCTTACCTCAAAATCCTCAGGGTGTTACTAATACTGATAGAATATTGCTTGAAGCTGTAAATGCACAAACGCAGAACTTGCAAGGACAAACTAAAGTATTACATACTGTTTCCGACAGACTAATGAAACAAAACAAAGAGTTTCAAAGTCTTCGAAAAGACATGCAAGAGATGGGAAAAACATTATTGCAAGGCCAAGGATCTAATCTTTCAGAAATCAAAAAATACTTTGAAAAGAATAAGAGCAATTTTAGAGAAAGACCAAATGTAGGAAATAATTCTAATAAGAATTCCGACGATAAGGGATTCTTTAGAAATATGATGGGTAAATTATTTGGTCCATCTAAATATCAACAAAAGATGATGGATGATACATCGCAAATACTTAGTCTAACAGAATTAGTTAGTAGCGATATTGGATTTATACGAGAAAAATATTCAGACAGCGCAAGAGCCAAAGAACGTGAATTACTAGCTACTGCTATTGCCGAAAGAATAAACGGCAGCGACGGAGGTGGCGGTGGCGGTGGATTACTTAAAGGTTTATTGGGGGCACTTACAGGCTTTGGGGCAGTATTAGGCACAGGAATTATTAGTGCAATAGGCGGGATAATAACAGGAATCGTCGGATTAGCGGGATCAGTAGTTTCGGCTATTGCGGCATTAGCAGGTCCTATAGGTGCAGCAATAGCAGGTGTATTAACAGGTATTCTTGCCAGCATCAAATTTGTTCTTGACCAACTTACTAAAGCTTTTGGAGGGGGTGATTTTGATCTTAATAAAAATAGACAAGGCTCGCCTAGTAGCGGCGGCGGCGCTATACCACCTGTAGTTGTTAACGGAGAAAAAACAACCAGTCCCCCCAATAGTCAAAAAAGATTACCCAGAGGAAGATTTCCTTTATTATCTAATGCTAGTGAAGCTATAGAAGATGCAAAAATACTAAGAGAAACTACTAGATCAGGAGCCACTTCAGCTGCAGCTGGAGGCAGAGCCACTTCAGCCGCAGCTGCAGCTGCAGCTCGAGGCAGCAATTTAGCCGCACTGTTTAGTATGTTGGGCTTTGGCGCAACTGCATTGTCAATTGCCAATATGACCGGCCCAGAAGAAGACAAAATACTTGAAGGCATGATACAAAAAGAAAAAGCAAATGAAAATCGTAAAAAATTTGCTGAAACGGATCCTCGAAGAGAATTGATGCAAGAAAAAAAGGATATGAGTAAAAATACTGTAAAACCTATTCCCGGTATGTTTAGTGAATCTGGAGAAGAAATGTTTAAAGGTTCGGATGGAAAATATTATCCGAGTATGACAGATTTTTATTTGCAGCAGGGCAAAGATTTAGTGGAAGATTCTATAAAAACTATGAAAGACGGTTTTAGCAAAATGGCTAAATCGGCACTTTCTCTTGTTGATGACTTTTTAGCTCCATTGGGAGATAAAACTATATCGCTTATAGATAGCGCTTTTCAATTTCCGATAACTGTCGACGGTAAAACAGAAATGTTAGACTTAGCCCCAGGTTTAGGCACCGCGACTGCAAAAGTATTAAAAGAAATGGCGTCTGAAACTGCAGATTTAGTGGGTGCAGGTATGGATAAAGCTGGTGATGTTATAACACAAATCAACAATAACAATAATCAAACAGCAAGTGCACCTATGCCATTTTCCGCAGCAGCTCCTAAATCTATACATGAAGCAACACTGGATTTATATAAAATCACATACGGTAAGCTTAGATAATTTGTACATTAAAAAACCCCGCGTTATGCGGGGTTTAAACTAAGTTCTTAGAAAGGAGCTTTAGTTTAATCTTCTGCTAATTTAGCAAAATAGGATAGTGACTCGTCGTCATCATCAAAGTCTACTTCTTTAGGAGGCGCTTTAACAGGCGCCTTTTCTGCCTTTTGTGTAAATGCAGACTTAGGTGTTTCTTGAATGCCATCTAGATTAGTCTCGTCTGCTCGTTTTGTTGAAGCAGCGCCACCACCATTCAATCCCATAACCATCTCGAATTTCTTCTTCAATTCGTCATAAGATTTAAAATGTTTCTCATCCAAGAACTGTGTCAAAGAATGTTGCTTGTTCCAAATTGCTTCGATTTCATCGTCGCTTTCTGAGATAGAGCTAATGCCATCGAATTCAGATTTATCGTAATTGCGATAACCTTCGACATTGCGAATCTTCAA